ATTAATATTCGTAACATTAATAACATCGTGTTTGCGTCACCATCAAAGTCCAGAATTAGAGTATTGCAGTCAATCGGCCGAGGTTTGCGGGCAAGTGAGAGTAAGGATTCTATTTTAGTATTTGATATATCTGATGATATGTCTTATAAAGGAAGAAGGAATTTCACACTTTCACACTTTACAGAACGAATAAATATATACAATGAACAACAGTTTACGTATGAAATTAGCAAGGTAAATCTAAAATGAATGAACCCACATATAAAGTTTTAAAACTTACGAATGGGGAAAATATTATCTGTTTAGCTAGTAATGAACTTATTGATGGTAAATATGAAATAGAGCTCCCCTTAAAAATGGAAGTTATTTCTCGGCCAACAAAAAATGGTTCTGTTGAGTCTTTAAATTTAAGTAGATGGATTGGGCCTTATACAGAAGAAACAATTTTCTCAATTAAAGAGTCACACATTCTTTTAATTGCTGCAGCATCCGAAGGATTAATTCGGTATTATGACCATGCTGTAAAAGAAATGGAACAATGGAATCAGCCAGAAGATAAAAAACTTTTAGAANATATTAACGAAGATGATGTATACGATCAATTATTAAAAGAATTAGTAATAGATAATAAATCTATTCATTAATTGGGATACATACCCATTATACACATTATTTTTAAAATGTCAAGTTACTTTATTGTNCTTCATAGTTCCTTGACATTTTGTTAGTTTTNNTGTATTATCTATAAATGAATTGATTGTGTAAGGAGTTTCTATGCCAAAAGCAAAAAAACAAAAAGGCGTNCATTACGTAGACAATAAAGAATTTCTTAGAGCTATGATTGAGTTTAAAGAAATATGTAATGATGCTAGAGAAAAAGAAATTGAACGTCCACCAGTATCTAATTATATCGGTGAATGTTTTTTAAAAATAGCAACTCACTTATCTTACAAACCAAACTTTATTAATTACACTTACAGAGAAGATATGATTTCTGATGGTATTGAAAACTGCTTACAATACGTGGAAAATTTTAATCCNGAGAAATCAAANAATCCNTTTGCATATTTTACTCAAATTATTTACTATGCATTTCTACGTCGAATTGCAAAAGAGAAAAAGCAAACTCATGTAAGAAACAAAATAATAGAAAATGTTTCTTATGAAGCTTGGGAAAAAATGTCTGGTGATGATTCTTCATATTCTGTTGTAGGTTTTGATCCAACTATAATGCTTCCTGATGAGGATGTATATAAACCTAAAAAGAAACCAGTAAACAAAACTAAAGGCCTTGAAACCTTTATGGAGAAAAAAGATTGAAGATTGCGATTATAACCGATACACATTTCGGTGCAAGGAATGATAATCTAAACTTCAACGATTACTTCTATAAATTTTACGAGAATATATTCTTTCCTCTTTTAAAAGAAAGAGGAATTACAACATGTATTCATATGGGAGATGTTGTTGANAGACGTAAGTACATAAGCTATCGTATTGCAAATGATTTACGTAAAAGATTTATTGATAAGTTTAAAGAGTTAAATATTGATTTACACATTCTTATAGGTAATCATGATACTTATTATAAGAATACCAATGAAGTAAATTCTATGGAAGAACTTGTTGGTTCTGATAGATTTAAAATATATGCTGAACCTGAGATTGTAGAATTTGATGGCACATCTATTTTGTTTATGCCATGGATTAATGCAAATAACTATAGTAAGTCTATAGAGTTTTTAGAAACTGCAAATACAGATATTCTTATGGGACATCTTGAGATAAGTGGTTTTGAAATGCATCGTGGCCAATTTTCAGAAAATGGATATGATAAAAAATACTTTCGTAGATTTGATACAGTATTCAGTGGGCATTTTCATCACAAGTCAGATGACGGACAAATCTATTATCTAGGAACACCATATGAAATTTACTGGAATGATTTTAATGATCCTAAAGGATTTCATATCTTTGATACAGCATCACGCGAACTTGAGCGTATTGTAAATCCATANACACTTTTTAGAAAAATATATTATGATGATGCACAAGAGAAATATAATGACCATGACTTTACACAATACAAAGATCAGTATGTAAAACTTATTGTTGTCAATAAAAAAGATTTATATGAGTTTGATAAATTTGTAGANAAACTTCTTATGGCTGATGCATACGAAGTTAAGATTGTTGAGGATTTTTCTGAACTTGATGCAAGTAATGTATCAGATGATATTATTGAAAATACAGAAGATACAATGACTTTACTTGAACGATATGTAGATGAATTGGATTTAACACTCGATAAGAAAAGACTGAAAAATACTATGAAGTCTTTATATAATGAAGCACAGGACTTGGAAATTTGATTAATTTTAATTATGTTCGTTGGAAAAACTTTTTATCAACTGGTAATAACTTTACTGAAATACAATTAAATAGAAATCCAACTACTCTTATTATTGGAGAGAATGGNTCTGGTAAATCTACTATTCTTGATGCACTATGCTTTGGTTTGTTTGGAAAACCATTTCGTAATATTAATAANGCACAATTAGTAAATTCTGTCAATAATAGTTCTGCCATTGTTGAGGTTGAATTTTCTATTGGCCCTAAGAGTATTAAAGTTATTCGTGGTATCAAACCAAATGTATTTGAAATTTACATTAATGGTAAGATGCATAATCAACATGCAAATGCAAGAGACTATCAAAAATATCTGGAACAACAAATTCTTAAATTAAACTTTCGTAGTTTTACTCAAGTTGTTATTNTAGGCAGTTCCACATTTATTCCCTTCATGCAACTAAAATCCAATCACCGTAGAGAAGTNGTTGAGGAAATTCTTGACATTCAGATTTTCTCTTTAATGAATATGATTCTAAAACAAAAATTAAAAACTATTACTGAGGATTTGAAAAACATAGATTATCAATTAGATTTAACTACAGAAAAAATTAGTCTNCAAAAGAAATATATTGATGATGTAAAGAAAAATAAGAATAAACTTATTGAAGAAAAAACAAATCTTATGTCAGGTAATGAGGAAGAGATTTTTAAAAGAACAGCTGAGATTGCATCAGTTCAAAAAGAAAATGATTCCTTATTGGACAAAATTTCAGATAGTGATGATGTAAAGAAAAAGTATACCAAACTAAAAGATATAAAATCTACTTTGATTGAGAAACATAAATCTCATTCCAGCGTTGTTGATTTCTTTGAAAATAATGCTGATTGTCCTACGTGCGAACAACACATTGATGAAGTCTTTAAAAAGGAAATGATATTTAATAAACAAAAACAAGTCAATAAGTTTTCAGAAGCTCTAGAAGATTTGAATACAGAACTTAAAAAATCAAAGAATAGACAAAAAGATATAACTGATATCGCAAATAAGATACGAGAAAATGAAGTTCATATTGCAAGGAATAATAGTTCAGTCATACAATTAGAAAAGTTTAATGCAACTCTAAAATCAGAAATTACTCAATTAGAAACTGGTGATGTAAGTAAGGGAGATTATGATAAACTAAAAGACTTGGGAGAAATTATAACAGGTTTTGACCAACAGAAATCATTATTACGAGAAGATAGAATATATTCAGAAGCTGCACGTAATATGTTACAGGATACAGGTATAAAAACAAAAATTATTAAACAATATCTTCCTATTATGAATAAACTTATCAATACTTACTTGACTTCTATGGAATTTTATGTTAACTTTACATTGAATGAAAATTTTGAAGAAACTATTAAGTCAAGATATCGTGATGAATTTACGTATGCATCTTTTAGTGAAGGTGAGAAAATGCGTATTGATTTGGCACTTCTATTTACATGGAGAGCTATTGCAAAGATGAAGAATAGTACAAATACAAATTTATTGATATTGGATGAAATATTTGACAGTTCATTAGATGGAACTGGTACAGATGAGTTTCTAAAAATTCTCAATACATTAGGTGATGAAAATGTATTTGTTATAAGTCATAAACAAGATGTGNTAGTAGATAAGTTTCGTAGTACAATTAAATTTGAGAAGGTGAAAAACTTTAGTCATGTTGNTNAATGNNGATTG